CCATAGCCCCCCCTTACCATCGGACCAAAACCCAAATCGAGACGGTGTGTGTGCGGAGGCGTTGCCTGAAGGGTTCGAGCCTCTTGGTCACGGCGCAATAATTAACTGCGAAACCATTCAACATCCAGCGTTCACAATTTCAATTCCTGCGGTTGATATGCAATTCCAACTGACCCCAGGTTGCCATGAAGAAAATGCGCGAAAACATTGCATGTCATTTGCGCTCCAGTGGGCTGCTGCAATCGAAGCTGGGGAAGAGCCGTTCAAGGTAATTCCAAACAACATCACACGGGCAATTTCAGGATCAGTGACAAATAAAATCCGCAAGCAAGAGGCGCATGAAAATAAGCTTCGCATGGAAGGGAGAACGACGAGAAAGGTGGTACGTGGATGAGGAAATCAGTCAATGAGATTTTGCTTGAGCAAGGCATAGAATTGAAATTCACAGCGCTGGGCAATCATCGGGCTATTTGCCCCAAATGCGTTCACAGTCGACGCAAGCAGAAAGAGAAATGCTTGAGCGTAAAAATCACACAAGATGGCGTGCAGTGGCACTGCTTCATAAACAAATGCGAATTTAGCGGCGGAGAATATTTTGAGCAAGCACCTATCAGACAAAGCAATAAAATATCTGGAAAGCAGAAAGCTGGACGTGGAAACAGCGATGCGTTTGGGCGCATACAGCGACAGAACTGGCATAAATGGGGGCGAAGCTCTAGTTCTGCCGTTTAGGCTCAATGGCAAGGTTGTTAATCGCAAATACCGCTCAATTGATGAAAAGAAATTCTGGGGTGACAAGGATGCAAAACGTTGTTTATGGAATGCCGAGTGCCTTGAAGATCCTGTAATTAAACGATTAATCATAACTGAAGGTGAAATGGACGCGATTTGCGCGGTTCAATCGGGATTTCCTCATAGCGTCTCAGTTCCAAACGGTGCGCAAGCTAACCTAGATTATTTGCTAGACCATGAGGAGGTCTGGAATATTCCTGAAATCATCATTGCAACGGACAATGATGAGGCCGGGCAGGATTTAGCAAAAGAGCTTGTGAGCGTTCTAAGGGCTTCAAGATGTTCGTTCATTGAATGGCCTGATAACTGTAAGGATTTAAATGAGGTTCTTTTTCGGCATGGTGAAGAGGGCGTTCAAAAGCTCATTAATGAGGCGAAGCCGTATCCAGTAAAAGGCTTGTATAAATTATCTGATTATCCTGATACTGGGCCGCCTAAAACCTTTTCGACAGGCTGGAATAGCTTAGATGAAATATTTAAACCTTGCCTTGGAACTCTAACGATTGTGACGGGCGTTCCTAGTGCTGGTAAGTCCAAATGGACTGCTGCGCTCTTAAAAAACATTCTTATCCGTTATGGTCACACCGCGGCTCTGGCCAGTTTTGAAATGCCTGTTGTTCCTTATTTGAGGGATGAATTTAGACATCAATTAGAAGGCAAGCACTTTAATCGGGCCGAAAAGCTTAAAGCTTCTGAAGATGCGGACGCATGGATTGAAGAAAAGCTAGTCTTCATTGATCAGGCTCCTGAAGATGAGGATCAGGAGGCTAATGTTGAGTGGGTGCTTGATATGGCACGTGATGCAGTTATCAGGTATGGCGTTAAATGGCTGCTTATAGATCCTTGGAACCAGTTAGACGATAACAAAAAGCAGGGTGAGAGCACGCCAGAATACCAAAAGAGGGCAATTAAAGCCATTAAGCGCTTTGCCAAAAATGCGAATGTTGGCGTTATCATTGTGGCACATCCTACAAAAGATGTGAAGCAAGCAAGCGGCGAAATTAGAGAGCCCAACCTTTATGACATTGACGGCTCGGCTCATTGGTACAACGCAACAGATTTTGGCGTTGTTGTTGATCGTGGCATCAATGATAGCCGCGTTAAAATAGGAATCAAAAAAGCAAGATTTAAGGGAACGGGTAAACCTGGTGATGCGTGGCTAAACTGGCGTGAAAATGAAGGTAAGTATCTTGAGATAGATGCGCCTGAAGAAGATTAAGCAGCACATGGAGAGAGCGAATGATAACAGGAATAATAATTAGTTTGATATTAGCGGCTATCGGGGTTGGTTTTCTTGCTGCTTATTTATGGAAGAGGGCGAGCGAGCAACGGGAAGAACTGGATAGCCTCCAGGATTCCCAAATTGAGTCACCAGCAAGCGAAAGCCCTAAAAAGGTAACAGCAGATCCAGATTTCAATCCACACCCCTACAGCGCGAAGTATGAGCGTTTTAGCGATGATGAGTTAGACGAGGCAAGAGAATATCTAACTACCAAGCAAAGAAAAAGCATGGGGGGCTAAATGAGCAAGAAGGCTAAAAGCGAATTAGACGAAAAAGACCTGAAGGCTATGAAGGAGCTAGAGAAGGCTCACAAAAACGTATCTGAAATGCTCAAGGAGCACAGGGACGTTTCTGATATCGCCAATGGTTACGAGAGCATGAGGAAGTTATTGGCTCCTAATTTTGTAAAAAGATTGATTAACGCTCGACGTTTAGAGATTGAGGGGAAATTGGATGCTGGACCATCAGAAGGTAAGTGAAGCTTACACTCAAACAATGACAGCTAGTCTCGAGGCTATCCAGGCAGCGCAGGCGCGACAAAAAACTATCAAGCATGAGCAACTAGGGCGAATAAAGCAGAGCAACAGAGATGCCAGGCATCACTCAGAGCCAACAAAGCAGAGATTAGAAAAAACACCCGCTGGAATTCAGCAGGCAATGAATGGCCAAAGGTCGGGGCCTGTTGTTGTAAAGTCTGAAGTTGTCCCCTTCAATCACAGCGTTGCAACCAGGCAATCATTGTTTCAAAGATCTGTTACAGCAGAGGAAATGATGGCGTTTGCTAAATATTGCGTTGGGAGAGATTTAGCTGAAGGGCGTTATTCCGTCACTCAGTTCAAAGAATTCAACGGGGCCGAATTCAGCAGTAGCTCGGGCCTACCTTTTAATTTTGCTGAGCAACAGGAGGCGCTAGATTGGGTCCGGTTTGTAAGGGACGGGCAATACAAGCTGCCACCGTTGTTTGTGGGCTGCTTGGATCGTTTATGGCTGAATTGGTGCGGCAAGGGTGATAAAGAGTTTTTAAAAAAGGTTGGGATTGCTGTTGTGTCTTCAAAAGACAAGCGGGTGCAAAGCGGTTCCGCTATAGGATTTTACAGAGCTGTAGGTATTTGTTTAATTAGCTGTGATCAGGTTCATGGGCTTCTAAACACTTCAAATAAAAAGAAATATTTTTTTGGTTGACAAATCAGTTTTTAAAATATACATAGATTATGGGGGCTATTGTTGCGCCTAAAATTCAATCATTTATCCACATGCATCTCAATTAGGTTAATTTCTATGGTTAAGAATCGTTAACCATAAGGTAAGAATCGTACTATAGAGATGAAAGAGGATGACCCTAGCTGCTACTAAGGCCATCCGACGTAATGTTTAATTTTTTATTGGGAATGATCTGAAGTGCGACCGTACGTGTTGCCTCAAACCATTCTTACCCGTTCGTTCATACGAACGTACAAAAACAAAACGCTTAACCGGATTATCTAGTCTGTTTAATCTATAAGACATGATTGTCTCTCTTTCTCGACGCTTTTACGTCGCCTTGAAAACGTGAAGCGTGTCAATTGAGATAAGCAGATCCAGCTGCCGGTTATTAGAAATGATTCGTTTTTAAAAATCCACACAATGCTAACCAAAAGCATCGGGGTGTTTATAAGGCGGGGATAAAATCATTGTTTAGCAAACCCCACTCCCTTTTTTAGGCGGTGGGGTTTCTTATATGAACCATCAATCGTACGAAATAGCCGTACAGTTCACTTAACAATTTAAAAGTTTCACAGGTTCAGGTGGGTGTATTACCTCTTGAGCAATACACCATTGCGCCGCCCCGCCAATTTGGTGTGTAGCTCCACCCCCTGAACACCTAATACAAAATACAAGTTCAGAATGCGGCGTTTAGTAAAAGCGCATGAAGGCTCACTGCATCCTCCCTTCAGTAGCCTCCGCCCATTCTGATAACCAAGAGTTTAGCTCACAACAGAACCAAGCGAACCTATACAGAAGCAATCGTAAAACATAGCGCTATGGTGTGTTGTGGGCTGGAGATATTAATGGAAGATAAAATAGAACGGCTACAAGCCATAGTTCGAAAGAGCAGCAACTTTGAAAGAAGATGGAAAGCTCTAGATATTATTGAAAGCCTATTAGATAAACGTGAGGCTCAATTAGAGAGCTATAAACAAACAAAACACTAACCAACCCGCTTTAACAGGCGGGTTTTTTATTGGGGCAACTACAAAGGAATAAACAAGATGGCAGGATTAACAATTAAGCAGGAGAAGTTTTGCCAGCTTTATATCGAAAATGGCGGCAATGCTTCAGAGGCATATAGAGGCTCTTACAATACAAAAAGAATGTCAGATAAGACAATAAATGAAGCAGCATCACGCATGACTAGCAACAGCAAGGTAGTTGCAAGGCTGGAAGAGCTACAAGCTAAGCATGCTAAAAAGCACGAAATCACAGTTGAATGGATGACAAAAAAATATCTTGAAACGTTTCAAATGGCTTGTGAACAGGGAAAAGCAGGCGAGGCAAAAGGGGTTCTTGATAGCTTGGGCAAACTTCATGGCCTGATCGTTGACAAGAAAAGAATAGATGGAAATATCAACCATAATCACAAACAGGAGCCAGTATCAGAAACTCTTGGCTGGGTTGGAGGAATGCTCGGAAGAGCTGAGACGGGACAGACTAAGGAATCTTTGCCTAACTGATTTATATTTCCTGCTTAGATACGGATTAAGCCGGCCTGATGTTGAAAGTGATTGGTGCTTTAATCGATGCAGAGAAGTGCAAGCCAACCCTAACGGTTATTTAGATTTATGGGCTCGAGAGCATTACAAATCAACGATTATAACTTTCGCTCTCACTATTCAGGATATTCTAAACAATCCTGAAATCACTATCGGTATATTTAGCCACACAAGGCCAATTGCAAAAGCCTTCTTAAAGCAGATCAAGCGTGAATTTGAAGCCAATGAAATGCTTAAAAGCTTGTTTGACGATATCCTTTATCAGAACCCACAAAAAGAAAGCCCTAAATGGTCTGAAGATGACGGGATTATTGTTAAACGCAAAGGCAACCCAAAGGAAAGCACTATTGAAGCCTGGGGGCTTGTTGATGGTCAGCCAGTTTCAAAACACTTTCACGGGCTTGTCTATGATGATGTTGTAACACAAGCATCAGTTACAACGCCGCCAATGATGGAAAAGACAACAGGAAGCTGGGAACTTTCACTTTCGCTTGGCTCTGATGGCGGTTTTGAGCGCTATGTGGGCACGAGATACCACTTTTCTGACTCATATCACACAATGATTAAAAGAGGCTCTGTAAAGCCTCGCATTTACCCTTGTACAGTTGACGGAACCGAGACGGGCGAGCCTGTTTTGATGTCACGTGAGTTGATTAATAAAAAACGACGTGATCAGGGCGTTTATACCTTTGGAACTCAGATGCTTCTCAATCCTAAAGGAGACAGCAAGCAGGGCTTTCAAGAAAGCTGGTTACGTCATTATAAAAGCTGTGATCCTGATGAGCTTAACAAGTACATCATTGTTGATCCAGCGAACGAGAAAAAGAAAACATCAGATTATACCGCTATTTGGGTAATCGGTTTAGGACCTGATGAGAAATACAGAGTTCTGGATATTGTCAGAGATCGATTAAACCTAACAGAGCGCTGGAAAATCCTTTTAAAACTGCACAAGAAATACAGACCCTTGGCGGTTGGTTATGAGAAGTACGGCAAAGATAGTGACATACAGCATTTTAAATCAGAGATGCAGCGAATTAATTACGAGTTTGATATTATCGCGCTGGGTGGCAAGACTGCAAAGATAGATAGAATTAAACGACTTGTTCCAGTTTTTGAAAATGGCAAGATGCTACTGCCTGAAACACATCACAGAACAAATTATGAGGGTAAAGTAGAGGATCTTGTCCAGGTCTTTATTGAAGAGGAGTACAAGCCTTTTCCTATCCCTCATCATGATGACATGTTTGACGCAATGGCGCGAATTGTTGACCCAGATTTCCCAACAGAATGGCCTGATCTAGATGATTGGGACGAAGAAGAAACATACTCCAATCACAGTGAGGGCTCATGGCTCGGAATGTAGACAAGAAAATCAGCTCTATCCGTGAAATGCTGCAAGACGCATGGGATTATGAGCGCGACAACAGAGACGAGGCGGAAAAAGACCTACGCTTTCGCGCTGGGGATCAATGGCCTGACACCGTAAGAAATGAACGTGAAGCGGCTGGACGGCCTTGTATTACTGTTAATAAATTAGGTGCGATGATTAACCAGGTTGTTAATGATTTACGCCAAAACGCGCCATCCATTAAAGCTAGACCTGTTGACGACAAGTCCGACCCTGAATTAGCTAAAGTTTACTCAGGTATAATTAGGCAAATTGAAGAGCAATCAAGCGCTAGATTTATTTATTCAATGGCTGCTGATCATTCTATTTCATGCGGAATTGGTAATTTCCGCATCACAACGGATTATATGGACGATACAGCCTTTGATCAGGAGATATTGATTGAAGCTATCCCAAACCCTTTAAGCGTGTTGTGGGACCCTGCAAGCATCAAAACAGATAGATCAGATGCTATGCATTGCTTTGTTATCGAGAACATGCCTCTTAAAGCGTTTAAAAAGAAATACCCTAAAGCTAGCACTGATAGTGTTGATGTTTCTTACAACAATGATGGAAACGCTTATTTAACATTTCAGACACAAGATGAAATACTTGTTGCAGAGTTTTGGGAAAAGATCCCAGTTAAAAGAACGCTCGCTCTTTTTGAAGATGGCGCAACTCTGGATATAACTGATTTAGATGAGTTTCAATTATCTCTAATTCCGCCTCCAGTAGACGTGAGAGAAGTTGACACTCACAAAGTGCAAATGTCTATCATTAACGGCAATGAAGTTTTGGAAGGCCCTTATGATTGGGCTGGAAAGCATATTCCTATTATTTCAGTTTTAGGTGATGAGGTGCCAAACGGAACTCAAGTCATTCGTTCAGGCATGATTAGAGCGGCCCGTGATCCCCAAATGTTATATAATTATTGGCGAAGTCAGGCTGCTGAGACAATTGGCCAGGCACCAAAGGCACCTTGGTTACTAACTAAAAAGCAATTAGGCAAGCACAAAGCGCAATGGGATAATGTAAACAAAGGTCCAAAGCCTTATATTGTTTATGATCATGATCAGGAAGCACCAGCACCACAAAGAATAGCACCACCACCGCCACCAAATGCACTTTGGCAAGAGGGCGCATTATCAAGTGATGATATGAAAGCTGTAACAGGTATTTATGATGCTTCACTTGGCGCTAGATCAAACGAAACAAGCGGGAAAGCTATCTTAGCAAGACAGCGTGAGGGCGATGTTGCTAACTATCATTTCACTGACAACCTTACCCGCTCTCTAGAGCACGCTGGACGGATTTTAATTGACCTCATACCTAAGATTTATGACACACAGCGCGTTATAAGAATTCTAGGTGAAGATGACAGCGAAGAATTTATAGAAATCAATAAATCAATCCCTGGCTATGACGGCGAGCCAATGCTTTTAAATGATCTGTCAGCAGGCCGCTTTGATATTAAGGTAACAACAGGCCCAAGCTATACAACCAAACGCATTGAAGCTGCTGAAAGCATGATGAGTTTTGTTCAGGCATTCCCGCAAGCTGGCCAAGTAGCTGGTGATCTTATCGCAGGCAATATGGACTGGCCAGGAGCTGACGCTATAGCACACAGACTTAAAAAGATGGTGCCACCTGAATTGCTAGAGGGTGAAGACGGCGACGACCAACAGCCACCGCCGCAACCAGACCCAATGCAACAACAAATGCAAGAATTTCAGCTCGAGAGTATGGGGCTGGACTTAACGAAAAAGAAAACTGAGATTGAAGGTGATCAGATTGATAATGCCGTTAAGCAAGTACAGTTAGAGTTTGGTATGTTCGAGTAATACCCCTTCCCGACAATTGAAAAATTGAATCGCAACCCTGTCATTTTGGCGGGGTTTTTTATTGGAGAAATACAAAATGAACGTGGATGAAAACCACCCGTCACAAGATGACGTAAATCTAGAAACTGAAATCGGCAACGAAGAAGTAACCGAAAATGAAGAGCAGGCCAGTTCTGAAAATGAGGAAGCTTTGGAAGAGGCCCCGCAAAATGAGGAAGATAACTCAGATGCGACTGAACAAGAAACACCCGAGGAAGAGCAACAGCCTCGTAAAAAATCAAGAGTTTCAGATAGGATACAAAAGCTAAACGCTCAAAAGAAAGAGGCTCTTTTAAGAGCTGAAAGAGCAGAACAGCAACTTAAGCAGTTTCAAGAGATCAGTAGCAGCAATAAGAAAGAGTATGATGAGTATGATGAGTATGACCCTCAATCTATTGCTAGAAGAGCCGCAAAAGAGGCAGCTCTTGAAGCCGCAGAGCTCACACAGCAACAAAGCGTGACTATTGCTAAGCAAGATGCTGAAAATTTTAAACAGCAAGAGCAGAACGCAAAAGTTCAAGCTTTCTACGAAGCTGAAGCCGAGTTCTCAGCAAAGGTCCCAGATTATAACGAAACAGTTAGTCAAGTCGGTTTTCTTGCCGAAAATGACGCTGTTGCCCAAATGATTTTGGACTCTGAAAAAAGCGCTGAAGTTACTTATTACCTAGGCAAAAATCCTAATGAAGCCCTCGCAGTTGCACAGATGCCGCCTCTTGAGGCGGCGCGTTTCATCGGGAGAGTTGAGGCAAAGATTACGCCTCCAACCCCCAAAACAACAACAGCAGCTCCAAAGCCAGTTCCTAAAATTTCAGGTAAGAGCGGTTCTCAATCTAAAGACCCCTCAAAAATGAGCATGAAGGAATATGAAAAATGGCGGATGGGCAATTCTTAGGAGAATAGCTAAATGGCTAATTCAGTATTAAACCCCTCTGTGATTGCAAAAGAATCTCTGATGCAATTAAAGAACAACACGGTAATGGGCAATCTTGTCCACCGTGAATATAAGAAAGAATTTAAAAAAGTAGGTGACACGGTTTCAATCCGTAAACCTGTTAAATTCGTGACCTCTGACGGCGCGACACGTGTCAACCAAGATGTTGAAGAAGGTAACACATCAGTTACTATCAACAGCCGCAAACACGTGTCTTGGAACTTCTCAACTCAAGACCTGACTTTGAGCATTGAAGAATATTCAAAGCGCTATATTGAGCCTGCAATGATTACTCTTGCACAAACATTAGATCAAGGCGGTTTTGGTCTATATAAAGACGTTTGGAACCAGGTCGGAACACCAGGCACAACTCCAGACACTTTTGCAAAAGTTTCACCTTCTGCACGTCGTTTGGATGAAATGGCTGTTATGAGTAATGATCGCAATCTGGTTCTTAATCCAGAAGCACATTATGGCATTGCAGGAGATCAAGTGGGCTTGCAAAACCAAGCTATGGTTAAAACAGCTTATGAGGCCGCTAAAATCGGTCGCATTGCTGGCCTCAACACATATTCGTCAAACAACATTAAAACACATACTGTTGGCGCTCATGGGGGCACTCCTCTTGTGGCCGGCGGCTCTCAAGAAACAACATATGCACTAAGTAAAACAACCAACACGCAATCACTTGTGACAGACGGTTGGACAAACTCAACAGCCGTTCTTAAAGCTGGTGACGTGTTCACTATTGCCGGTGTTTATGCGGTTAATCCTGTGCCAGGCGAAGGCTCAACAGGCAAAACAGCAATGAACTACCTGCAGCAGTTTACAGTAACAGCGGACGCAACTTCAGACGGTTCTGGCAATGCAACATTAACTATTGCACCTGCAATTATTGTTTCAGGCCCTTATCAGACTGTAAGTGCAGCTCCTGCTGATAACGCTGCAATCACTGTTATGGGTACTGCCTCAACAGCTTACCCAATGAATATGGCATTCCATAAAAATGCCTTTGCATTGGTAACTTGCCCTCTTGAAATGCCTGACGGTGTTGCATGGAAAGGCCAAGAAAGCTCTGATGGCTTGTCAGTTCGTGTTGTCAAAGATTACGACATTGACACTGACCAGGATGTTATCCGTCTTGATATTTTATATGGCTGGAAATCAATTTACCCTGATTTGGCTGCGCGCCTAGTCGGTTAAATTATGCCACCAACTGGGGGCAGAGCTTAGGCTTTGCCCCTTTTTTTATAACAAAGGGAAAATCATGTCAGATATTAGAAAAGTTTGGGGTTATTCAAAAAATGACTCAAAAATCTTTGAGCTTGAAGAAGGCCAGGAATTACCAAAAGGCTATTATGATAGCCCTGCAAACATCCCGACTAAAAAACCAGCGAAAAAAGAGCCTGTTGCTGAAACTGGAGACGATGAATAATGGTCGCTACATCTGAGATAGTACATAGAGCCTTAAAGGAAATTCGTGTTGCTAGCTCATATGATGGGATAGACGCGATTGACGCAAAAGACGCGCTCGACAAGCTCAATTCAATCCTTCATGGCCTAGCTAATGATGGGACAACTTATGAGCATACAGATTTAACTCTTACAACAACATACCCGCTTGCTGATAGCCTTGTTAATTCATCTGTGATGTGGCTTGCAAAACATATTGCCGGTCAATTCGGCAAAACTCTGTCACGTGACCAATATTATGCAGCTGACGAAGGGGAAGAGGCTATTTTTGCAACTTACTTCACTGTTCCTGATGCGGTCTTTGACAGCGGCTTGGTGAGGCTTCCATCTAATCGCAAACATTGGGGCTCAAGCTAATGGCTACAGCTCTTAAGATTGCAATTAAATCTGATCCGGATGAGTTTTCACCCGTACCTCGTTTGATTAACTGTGAGGCTTATGATGCTGGAAGTGATGCTAAATCACGTTTTCAGATTAAGTCAAATCACGGTCTTAGAGAATTTGCGACATTAACAAATGGCGGGGGCATTAGAGGCCTTTTGGTGCTTCAAAACAAACTATACGTCGTATCAGGCCAAAAGTTCTTTTCCGTCGACACAGCGGGCTCTATTGAAGAAATAGGGGGCATCCCAGGCAACGATCGTGTTTACATGGAAGTAAACCGCCGAACAGATGCGCAAATGATGCTTGTTTCTAATGGTTTGGTTTATCAATACCAAAGCGGCAACTTTAGTGAATTCAATGATCCTGATTTGCCTCCTCCTGTCTCTGTTCATTTTTTAAATGGCAATTTCATCTTTCCTATTGCTGACGGGCGGATTTTCGCATCAGGATTAGAAACTACTGAAATTGACGCTTTAGACTTCGCAACCGCTGAAGCAAATAGGGACGGCTTATCCAGCGGGATTATTAAAGGTCGCGATGCGCTATATTTTGGGCCTGAAACGGTAGAAATTTGGTCTCCTGATGGCGGTTCAGAATTCCCACAATCGCAAATACATGTAGATAATCAAGGCTGTCTTTCTGGAAAATCAGTAGCCAAGCATGATGATCAAATCTTTTGGTTAAATAAATATGGCGCTGTTGTTGCTATGGGTAAGAATACCTATGCATCCAGGCGGGTTTCAAACAAGCGGTTAGAGCGCGACATTCAGGACGAAATCAACAAGCAATCAATTGAGGGTTTCACATACACAAACCGCTCAATTGGCTATTACGTTATAAGCGGAACCAGCTTTACATGGCGCTTGAATTTAGAAACAGGGCTTTGGTCAGAATTAAAAAGCTATGGTTTGAGCGTTTGGAAGGGCCTTTACTCTGCAAGTTTTGGCAACAAGACCATTATAGGCGATCGATCAACTAACAAGCTTTATTATGCAGATGAGAGCTATAATCAAGAAGGCTCAGATCATCTGATATGGCGAGCTGATTTACCTTTAACTCATGCATTCCCTGATCAGCTTGAGCTTAATCAGGTGTTTGTAGATACGTTCCCAGGCCTTGGCGACGGCTCAACCGACCCTCACAACTCAAACCCTCAAATAACTGTAAGACCTTCTTTTGATGGTGGCTTTAGTTGGGGTGCAGCTCGCATCAAAAGCGTTGGGCAAAAAGGTCAGAAGAACAAGCAAGTTGTTTTAAATCGCTTCGGGACAACTGCTGAAGATGGGTTTTCGCTTTCGTTTGAATCTTCCGCCGCGACTTCATGCGGTATTAGCGGCGTTTCTGCAGATATTCAGAGGGTGCCAGCATGACAACTCAACCAGATATTACAACGCCCCTCACTGACAAAGACGGGCGTTTAACCCCTGTTTGGCGAGGCTTCTTGTTGAAGCAAGTAGCCTCACTTCCAAAACTAGAAGACACAGCAACTCTTGCAGAAGTCATTACGGCTTACAACAACCTTATAGACGCTGCTAAAAATGCAAAGGTGATGAAATAATGGGATTTTTAGATAAAGTCTTTGGCTCTGCTGGTGGCAATGATGATTTGCGAATTGGCAATGAGCAAGCAAACAAGTTTCTGGATCAAGGTTTAGGTCTGTACACAACTCAAATGCAATCTGGCTTGCAAGATACAGCCGCCTATTATGATCCATATATTAGTCAAGGCTTAGATGCGTCTCAATTATATGGTGATGCACTTGGGTTGAATGGTCTGGAATCTCAGCAAGGTTTCTATGACGGGTTTCAGAATGACCCTGGCTTTCAAGCTAGCTTAGATCAAGCTTTAAACTCTGTTGAACGCTCAGCTTCAGCAAGAGGCGGGCTGTTTTCAGGTCGTACTCAAAAATCATTATTTGATAAAGGCCAGGCTGCACAATTAGGAGCCTATCAAAACAGATTGAACCATTTAAGAGGCCTTCAAGGTTCTGGCCAGCAAGCCAGCTCACAACTTGGCAATTTAACCTTTGGCACTAATCAGAATATTGCAGATGCAAAGTTTGGCGTTAACCAGCAAAAAGCTAATGGCATTAGAGGCGTTCAAAACCAGATTGCGAATTCTAGAGGCTCAGGTTTTTCTCAGTTTCTTAAAACAGGCGGACAAGTCGCTAAAGCATTTATTTAGGAGGGGTTAAACATGCCACCATTTATCGCTCAAAACCAAGCCAGAATATTACCCCAGCGGAATATAGATGTTTCAGGCTTTGCGGCTTTAATTAAAGCTAAAAGAGACAAACAACTTGCTGAAGAGCAAGACCAGGTTTCAAGCCAGATATTGCAGCAAGGCTTTCAGGATCCTAAAGGTGCAGCAGTAGAAGCTTTTAAAACAGGTGATAGAGGTTTGGCCGGTTTAATGCTTAAGCAGCATCAAGCTAAAATAGCCGCACAACAACCCCAAAGAGTTAAACAAACTGCACTAGTACAAAATCTTTTAGCAGCAGGTTTAAAGCCAGGTACTCCAGAATTTAAGAACGCTATATTAGGGGGAACAAAAAGACATGGTACTGTTGTAAACAATGTTTTGCCTGGTGCGCAGAAGGGGGCCAATAAGCTAAATGAAAAATTCGCAGAGCAAGGCGCTGGATTGATTGAAAGAGCGGATAGCGCTTTAGATATGGCCAATAAATATTCTCAATTAGCTCAATTAGCTGATAGCCCTGATATAAGAACTGGCTCTTTAGGAGAGTTTGAGCATGGTCTTAAAAAGTTTGCTCATACAGTTCTCGGTATGGATGTTAAGGGGGTTGCAGAAGGTGAGCATATAAAGAAAATACAAGGCGAAATGCTTGGCCTTCAAAGAAAGTTAGTGGGCGACAAAGTTATGTCGGACGCTGATAGAAAAGCTTACATGCTTGTTTTGCCAGGACTTACAAACTCAGCAAAAGGGATTGCTCTATCAGCAAAAATCACAAACAAGCTTGCAAATGGCTTAGCACAGACAAGGCAGCACTACCTTAATTTAGTTAAAGAAAATGGCGGCTATCCTGATGTTAATGTGCAAATAAAACTCAATAAATATATTAGAGACAACCCGATATTGACCCCTGATGACGTTAACGAGGCTCGCGAGTCTGCAAATAAAACGAAGCAAAACAAGCCAGGTGCAGGCATGGGCAAACTTCTTAACAAATACGGAATTGAATAATGGAAATAGATCAAGTCAAATCCAATGTTAAAAAGATGCTCTCTAAAGGCGCAACTGAGCAAGAAGTTGATCAATATCTGTCTTATAAAGGTGTAACTGCCGAGCAATTGAGAGCGCACAAAAACCAAACTCAACAAGAAAAAGGTATGCTTGAGGGCGCTTTAGACACTGTTGGGGATGTAGCCCATACAGTAGGGGAATATTCAGGCCTTAATGCGGTGGGCAAGTTTGCTAAAGATGCTTATGTTGGTAAGCAAGACCCACAATATCAAAATTTAGAAGGTTTTTCGGGCAGCGGCATTAATGATATGGGCATACAATCCCAAATTGCACGCGGTAAAGTTTCCACTATCACAGATAAAGGATTTGCCGGAGTAATTAAAAATGCTTTGGGCGACAGGCTTGTAAACACAACAAAAGATAAACACGGACAAGAAATCATATCATATAAGAATGATGATGGCGAGATAGTCCAAAAATACATCAATAAACCAGGACTTGATTACCAAGATATTGATAGGGTTGCTGAATCGGCTGTTCCTTTTGTGTTTGGTGGTGGTCTGGCTGGTTCGATGGCTAAAGGTCTTGGTTTAGCTGGTCGAGCAATTGTCCAGGGCGGCACGGCTGCTGGAATTGACGGTGTGCTACAGAACCAAGCGCAAAAAGATGGCAGCGGCGAAGATTACAGCGTTGGCAGGACTGCTTTAGCTGGTCTGGGTGGCGCTGGTGGTGAAGTAGCTGGAACAATCCTTACTAAGTTGTTTAATGGGCGCGGTTTAGTTGACAAAACAACTGGCAAGCTTACGGAAAAAGGCAGGGCTTGGGCTAAAGCAAATAGAGTAGATCCTGACAGCCTAAGTGATCAAACAACAGAATATTTAAGGCAGAATATTGGTAAGGCTACTGACCCTGAAGAGCTCTCAGTTCAGGTAAGAACTGGGGAATTCAGTATTCCAACAAGCAAGGCCCAAAGAACCAGGAGCCGAACAGACGCATACACAGAAAAACAGATGTTTGATGGGCTAAGGGGCCGCGATGCTGAAAAGGCAATGCGTAACTTTAAAGATCAGCAAGGTGACGCTATTGAGGGGGCTGCTTTTAAAGTCATCCCTGATGAAATCGCACCAGATGCAGCGGGGCTGGAAAAAGTAACACTGGGTGATGACATCAAGGGCGGTCTGAACCGAGTTCATAAAGAACTTAAAGGTGACGAAGCTAAGATGTGGTCTAAAATAGGCCCGATGTATCCCAAAGAGGGAGCATTCAAGAGTCTCCCTGACATTGTAAATGCCAGAGTTCAAAAAGCAGGCATAAGCCCTGTAGCAGGCTTAACAGACGCAAGCAATGACATGACAAAAATCATGCAAAGATTTATGACTGGTGATTTAAAATCTGAAAGCATGGGTGTTCTAACAAAACGTGCTAATGACAACCTTGCGCATAAAAAGGGTACTGTTGGCCATTTCCTTGATGGGTATGAGCGTAAAGAGAATGGCATTCCTCGATGGGACGTTATTGCAGACTACAACGACTATAGATTAAAGCATGGATTTGATGAACTGGAATTGACAAAGGCGGAGCAAGCCTTCAGGGATGCAGGATTACCAGGCTATAAACAAGCAATGAGGGTTCGTTTGGACCTTGATACACCATCATCATTAAACTCTCTAGCTGGCACAGGATTGGACGGCTCGCGACAACTAAGCATAGATGAAGCCAGAAGGCTCTTGTTATCTAAGAAAAACGCAGCAGATCCAGGCTCACCCGATGCCCGACTTGCAAACAACCTTTACGAGGGTTTTAACGAGTGGATAGATGATGCAGCAGAAAAAGCATTGATCCAGTCTGATGATATTGCTTCATACGCAGCTTTAAAAGACGCGCGATCTTTTACAAGAAAAATACACCAGATATTTGCCCCAACAGATAGCAGCAAAAAACTTACACCTGCTGCTAGAAAATTAAGAAAAATAATGGAGACTTCGGACAGTCCAGAGGGTGTGATATCTTCTATCTTTGGCAACGGTTCAGCCAAAAGTCAGTTGCCAGATGGTTCAGTGCAAACCTTAAAGCATCTAAAGAACACTCTCTTAACGTTTGGCGAGAAAAAGACCTTTGATAGTGTCAAAATGGCTTACTGGACTAGATTAGTTCAAGACAAAAACGGAAAAGTGCTTTCTGCTGCAAAAATCAGAACAAACCTAGATACAGCTTTCACACAACAAAAATCCGCTATTGATATTATGTTTAATAAAAAAGAGCAGGGGTTAATTAAGCGCTTTAAGATTGCTATGAATGATTTAAATGTGCCTGATCCTAACCCATCAGGAACGGCTGCAGGTGTTGGCCACCTCTTAAAGAGTGTGGCAAAGCAAGGGCTGCAAACTCAATCAAAACGCGAGCTGTTTTCTAAGCATAATGTTTTGATGTCTCGCATCTACTCAATGTTAGCTAAGCATATAGATGCCCCGATATTTAACCCAGGTCGAGCTTTGGCACGAAGGCAAACGGGCCAGCAGATAACAAAAAGATCTAAGAACCTTGTTAACAATAGTGGCGGCGTTGGGGCTGTCGGAATGAATACAGGTTCTAATATAGAGGAATAAAACTAACTCATAATAGCACTAATTATTTCAGGCCCTAAATAGATTATATAGTAAAATGCCATGAGGAAAACAAAAGTGCAAAAGATAGGGACATGCATATCTTTTGCGTCCATCTCTTGGCCTGAATATTTCTCTTGTATAAGCCCTATCGCCGCTCTTGCTGCAATAGGTAAAAATGCACCTAGAGTGAGCAATAGTATTATTGATTTACCTTTTTCATCATTAGCAATGAAATAGCCTATGCCAATACAAAGCAACCAGAAAATAAAAGTAAGTAAGTACCCCAAAGCTTTGGCGAAACTTAGGAGATCTATCTCTGGCTTTTCCGGATCTTGTTCTTGCATGTTAATTCAAAGTTTCTCAGGATAATAGAGCATTTTACTGTAATTTAAAATGACAATAACTCAATATATCGTGTAATATTATACAAAGAGCAAGGTATAATTACATGATTAGCGTTACAGGAAGCAATGGATTTATTGGGACTAATCTCATAAAAGAGCTATCCTGTTGTAATGAAGACGTATCTTTAATTGTTGATAAAGATAAGAATGAATTAATTGATAAATTTCATCAGTACCCAGTAGGGCGGTTTAATGCGAGTACTGATTTTTATAACTCTTTAGTAAATTCGAATACAGTCATCCATTTAGCAGGACTTGCGCACACAGGCAAATCAGATCGTTTTGATGAAATTAATCATCTAGTTACAAAGAAACTAGCTGAAGATGCAGTAAAAGCTGGTGTTAAAAATTTCATATACATTAGCTCAATCGGAGTGCTTGGGGATAAGGCTAAAGAGCCATTTACAGAAAGCTCTAAACCAAACCCATTAAATGATTACGCTCTATCAAAGCTTAATGCTGAGCAATCTATAATAGAGATTTGCAAGCGTTCATGCATGAATTATGTAATTATACGCCCGCCTCTCGTCTATGGTAAGGGCGCACCTGGCAACTTTGGCAAACTGCTTAAATTAATCAATAATAAAACAATCTTGCCGTTTAAGGGTTTAAACGCAAAAAGAACATTGTGTTCAATCGACAACCTTATTGATTTTATAATGAAGTGCATAAACCAGCCTGAAGCCGCAAACCAGATATTCTTGGTTAGTGATAAACAGGACGTCAAAACATCTGACTTAATCAAGAAGCTTACAGAGTATTCTGGAAACAATAATTATCTTTTGAATGTTTCCGAGAGAATACTAGTTACTTTAGCAGTGTTGGCAGGGAAAAAGTCATCAATTGAAAAGCTTGTTAACCCGTTGCTAATTGATAGCAGTTTTGCCAGAGAAAAATTAGCCTGGGAGCCGCCATTAAGCGCAGATGAAGGGCTAAAGAAGATCTTCATCTAATAGAACAAATCAAATTATCAAATCACCCGTCTTTAAGGCGGGTTTTTTATTGGGAAAAATCCAAAATGACAGCACATTTTACACTATTAAGACCTCAAGCTTTAGATAATAGCGGCGATCCTATATCAGGTGCAAAGCTGTATTTCTTTGATGAGGGAACAACTGACCCTAGAACTGTATATAGTGATTATGGGCTAACTACAGGCGGCGCGACTTTTAAGGTTGCTGACGCTAACGGGTTCTTTGACCCTATTTACCCACCTGTTGGAAATTATGATGTTCTTATGACTGATGGATCAGACGTGGGAAATGATTATACCCGAGAGACAACTATTAGAGCCAAGGTGACAACGCAAGGTCCTGTTGATCTAACAACTTTTCAAACCAATACAGCTAAATCAGAAACACCCGCTATTACTACAGCTTCAGATTACACCTTTGTTGAAGCTGATAGAGGTAAATCAATTGATGTAAACCCTAATAGCGCGACAGTGACAATCACACTTGAAAGGGCGTCTGTCGCAGGAGACGGAACAGAACAAACGATCAAGCATATAGGAGCTTCCAACGCTGTTTTAATTGCAACAGTTGGCGGAGAAAATATTGACGGGATTGAAGGTTATAGTCTAACCCGGCCAGGCGGATCAGTTACTCTTCGCTCAAACGGCGCCAACTGGAAAGTTAAGATTGAAGCTTTACCCAACACAGCCATGCGCCACGTTGTAACAGAAAGAACCCTTGTAAGCCCTCCAGCAAGTCCTGATGCTGGTTCTATGTACATCATGCCTGATGCTACTTTGACAGGGCTTTGGTCAAGTTTTAGCACAGGGGATCTAATTGTTTATTTAGGAACGGCTGGATATCAAATTGTAAGTAAAATTATAGGTGACAGCGCTTATTTAGTCGAAGAAGGTTACGAAACTGTTTGGAATGGTACGGATTGGGTTGATAATTCTAATACAATTGCACCCCAGGCCTCAAACTTAAAAACAGCAAATTTTCAGTTTCGACGCCCGCATAATGTAGCTGGCGGTTCAGCTACGGAGGACGCATGGGCAAGTGCAAACCTAAATTACGAACATCCGGATAACAATATCGATGAAATCAGCTTTGATGAAACTACAGGTTATATAACTTTTGCAGATGGTGAAAAGGAGTATAAAATAGAAGGCTCACAGTTTCACACCTACTCATCCGTTGTTCGCATAGGGCTAAAATCCACAACAACAAGTAAAATATTAGAGTCGATTAATGTTGACAATAACACCGTCCTGATATCGCCCGGGACAATTTCTAACCAAGTAAGTTTAAGCGGTTTCTTACGACCGGATGCAGGCGAGGTCTTCGAATTTGTTTATTATAGAAGAGAGAATAATGGGATATATTCTTTGGGTAGACCACTGTCTAATGGTGATGATGAGATTTATGGTAATTTAACTATAACCGATCTTGCTAGCCTTCAAGGGCCTCAAGGAGTGCCGGGACAACAAGGTGCAGCAGGTGCTGACGGACAGGATGGAACCCCCGGCGCAGATGGTGCTGACGGCTCTGACGGTGTCACAAACTTTTATTCACAAGAAGCAGAGCCCGCTGGTAATGATGGAGATGTGTGGGTTAAGTCAAGCACAGGTGTTGTCTATATTAAAGCCTCAGGTGTCTGGGGCATCACTGCAACAGACCTAACCGGACCTCAAGGCATTCAGGGCATTCAAGGTCCTGCTGGGGCAGACGGCGCAGGGGCCGGTGATTTAATATCAACAAACAATTTAAATGATATTGACAACGCAAGTACAGCACGAACAAATCTAGGTCTTGAGATTGGCACGGATGTGCAAGAGGAAATTAGCGGAGCAAGCCTAACATCTGTGACAGTCGCAAGTACTGATAAGGTGTTAGTTCAAGACGCAAGTGATAGCAGTAATTTAAAGACGGTTACAGCCCAATCTATCGCAGATTTAGGAGGCGGGGGTGGTGGTGACGGTATATCGAGCGACCTTCTTGCTCTAGCTATTAGGCTAGCAGATTTAGAAGGGGATGCGCTGGGTATAACAGACGGAATTGCAGATCCTTTTGATGACGAGAGTGATATAGATACTGGCAGCTCTTCTAATCAAACATTCATGAACGATAAATATGTAAATAACTTACCAGCAGCGAATATCATGCCAGCTATGACTTCTGGCACAACTTCAGGAGTCACAGTAACACAGACTTCTTATCATGCATCGGCATCTGGATATTTAGGCTGGAGAGCCTTTGATGGAATAGAAGCCGATGCAACTATCAATAAAGCCTGGCTTTCTAATGGCGCTGCTCCACAACAACTATCAATTGATCTTGGCTCCGCGCAAGACGTAAGCGGCTACACAATTCAGGCAACTACAGAGCACTTAGCACATTCACCAACCGCTTTTACATTTGAAGGATCAACAGATAATTCAACATGGGTAGTTCTAGATACCCAAACCAGTCAAAGCTGGACAGCATTAGAAACGAAGCAGTTTAATCTAAGCTCAACTGCTAATTACAGATATTACCGGTTAAATGTATCAGCAACAGGAAGCACCAAAGTTGCCATTAGTGAAATGGAACTTCTAGGCGCTGCCTCAGCAACAAATATGACTGTAATTTCAGATCCGTTTACAGCAGATAGCGCACCATCAAGCGCTAGGCTCATGTTCTTTGTAAAGCCTGTTGATAGCATAACAATTAATACTGATGTTGTTGGAGCTGTAAGCCGAGACAACGGTACAACCTACACAAATGCAACATTAGTAGAAGTGATTGAGTATTCAGATGGCACGAAAGTTTATGAAGCAGAAAACATAGATATATCTGGACAACCATCTGGGACTTCCATGCGATGGAAGCTTACAACTGCAAATTTAAAGAGCATTGAATTCACAGCCGCTCTCTTACAATGGAGTTAAATAAATGGCAGCAATTAGACATAAGAAAAAGCCGGATTTGGGTTATCATACGGTCTCAAAGCTTACAATCATCACAAGGCTTGAAGAAGCTGGAAAATTTAGCGATGCATTAGCAATCCTAGAAGCCAACAAGTTGAATTATGAAAAATGGAATTCAGTTTTAGAAATACGATCGACTGATAGCGTTGCAATAGGCCTTATTCAGGCTGTTGGTTTAGATCCTGATGTCATTCTGGCAAAAGAATAACCACCACATAAAACAGATATAAAAACAGCCCGCTTTAAACGGGTTTTTTATTGGAGAAAGCAATGAAATTTCCTGAATACTCAAAGTTTATAAAGCCGAAAAGACGAGTAACAAAAGTCTACCTTCATTGCTCTGCTCATGATGGGGCTAAAACTGATAATGCAGCAACCATTGATAGATGGCACAAGGACAGGGGCTGGCGCGGCATTGGCTATCACTTCTTTATTCGCTTCAATGGTGTCATTCAGCATGGCCGCTCCATCTCGAAAATACCGGCTGCGCAAGCAAGACACAATAGAGGCTCAATTGCTATTTGCGTTCATGGGGGGCAAAACTCAAAGCCTCACGCTTTTACGGAAGCTCAGTTTGAAAGTTTAAGAGCTCTTTGCTCTGACATAGACAAGGCGTACAAGGGCAAAATTACCTTTCACGGACACAAGGAAGTCTCCGCAAAAGCTTGTCCTGTATACGACTACAAATCCATTCTCGGGCTAGATAAAAACGGGTATCTAAAAAAAGGTGCTGTCAGTGAAGACAAGCTTGTTTCAGCTGGCTCTAAAACCATCAAAGCGGCTAAGTCTAATAAAGATGCAGGCGGAGCTGTAATCGGTGTTGGTGTAGTTGGCTCAGCTAAACCTGCTCTTGAGATAGCTAAGAACTACACAAACAAAACTAGCGAATGGCGCACTGTTCTGGACACTGCAATTGACGCATTAGCATGGGGGCTAAACCACTGGCCCATTGCATTGATTGCAGTTGGAGCAATCCTTTACTGGAATAACCGCTCAATTATCAAGTCGCGTATTAAAGATGAGTTGAAAATTGGGAGGTTAGAAAATGAGCCTTCTGCTTGAAGTTCTGATGGGCGGCCTTGGCATCTTCCGAAGGTGGCCAGTAATCACAGGCCTTTTATTATTCTCAGTTGTGGGGATGGGCTGGAGCTATTGGGAGGGCCGATCAAGCGCAAACGAACGCTATAAAGCCCAAAAGGCTGAAGCCATCCTCAAAGACGCAAAAGAAAATCGCAAGATTGTTGAGGAGACCCAAGCAGATCTTGAAAAACTCAACAATGAAATATCCCAGGTTAATAAAACAGAGGCTAAAGAAATTGATAAAATTGAAAAACTTACTCCTCACCAGTGTCTTAATCTCAATTTGTCTGATCTCGGGCTGTAGCGGCGCTGATTATCTATCAGTTCCAAAGGCCGATAGCAGCTTAACTAATAATTTGAAGTGGCGATATTGCAAACGACAGACTGTGAAAGATGGTCTTAAATGCTTACCCAAATATGAAGCGCAGCTTAAAAGAACTGTAGCCAGGGGCAATGCTCGAGGCCGTTATATCAAACGCACTGAGAAACATAAAAATTGAGGCTTTAGCAATGAACCCTGACATTGCAGTCGCGCTCATAGGGCTGGGCTCGACTTTAGCCACTCTTGCTTTTACTTTCGCGGGTAAACTCTTTTGGGATTACCGAAAAAACGGTAAAAGCGAGACATTCACCCGCGTTGTAAGTGATATGCATAAAGTTTATAACCACTTAAACAGTGTGGTGTATAAATGCGGTTCAAGCCGCGCAATGGTCATGTACACAGAAAATGGTGGTGGCAAGCCAACAATTGGCAGTCAGTTATTTGTTTCTATCGTTTTTGAAGTTCATGCGGCCTGTTCATCTATAAGAGAGGTCTTCCAGCGGGTTAGAGTTGATCATTCATATGTACAAATGCTGGGTCATATGCTTTCAAACCCAAATAAAAGAACGATCGTCATTGCTAGTCGCATGGATGATTGCCTTCTGAAAAATATTTACAAAGAAGCTGGGACAGAAATGAGTATTGTTTATCTGGTGAAACAGACAGATAAGCGGATGTATTATGCTAGCTTCAATTTCCCCCATGAAAATCTAACAGGCGAGCTTCTATATCACTGTGATTTAGAAGCTGCTGCATTAATACGTATATTTTCTAAAGCTAAATAGCGGGTGTTTTATAATATGTCGATATATTTAAGTTTTTTGAACATGTTTGAGGCCTGCATTAGCAGCAAGCTTAATTTTATCCATCAGACTTGCTTTTACAAGAGTGAATTCCGCTACTCTTCTTGGACCATCAGTAAACTGTACCAGCCATAAGTGCCCATCATAAAGAAGGGTAGTCCCGTAACCGAATTTCCTATGGTAAATTTTGCAGCCAGGTTCCATTTTCTCTGTCTCTATATATAGGGGTTAATCTTCACACACTTCAAATGTTTCCAATATGGAAAGAGTTGCCTCTCTCTCTAATTCACCTCTCTTAGTTAAAAACATAAATAAAACGCGTATACCAATTTCGTATACCAATCTTTGTGACGGTTCACTGTATGTTCATGAGGTTTTATGAGTTTTACGCAATGCTAAGTTATTGATTTATATAGGAAGAAATACCCCTTACAACTGCCTTCTAAGCAGTAGGTCCGAGGTTCGAATCCTCGTGGGATCGCCAACTTTTCTCCAATAAAATCAAAAGCATAACTAAAAATAACCACCCTCATAAACTGCGTTATACGAACTTGTATACCATGAATGTATACCATTCTTTGCACTCACATTTACATCGTCACTTTTTCTTTTGCGTCAATTTTTGCACTTCGGCTGTAATGTCCGGCATTTGATCAAGGGCCATTTTTAATTCACCATCCCCAACATGCGCATATCTTTTTGTCATTTCCAAATTTGCATGACCTAGAGCTTTTTGGGTTTTGATACTGTCTGAACCTAACTGTCTTAACCAGGTTGCGTATGTATGACGCAAATCATGCCATCTCACTTCAGGGCGACCAATCGCGGCTCTTGCTTTATCCCAATTATATCTCAAAGCTGATAAATCGAAAACGTAAGGAACGCCCTTGCGTCTCTTACATGATTTTAAAATATCGTACGTGTAGCGTGAAAGCTGGATAGTTCTTTGACCACCGCCTTTTGTGTGAACTCTGCAAATATGATTGTCAAAATCAATATCTGTCCATTTAAGCATTTTAGTTTCTGATGCTCTTGCCCCTGAATAGAGCGACCACATATAGGCTGCTGCAATATTGTCTGGCAAATATTGTAAAATCTCTTTTGCTTCTTCTTTGGTGAGAAACACAACTCGTTCTTTATCTTCTTTCAAGAAATGATCTTCCCATAACAAATCTGGTGTTGTGTATTTCCAGCGTCTTGAGGCGCGTCTGAGCGCTGCCCTTAAATATTTCAATTCGCTGTTTACTGATGCGTTTGAAACGCCTTCTTTTAAACGGAACTGAATAAAATCATTAACATCACTATCATCAATATCTCGGATCTCTTTAAACTCACCCATAACATCAATGATCTTGGAAATTTTCCTGGCGGCATCTGGTGCAGTTCGCAATTTCTTACCGTGCTCATCCCAATAACGCCCAAACATATGATCTATGTTGATTGACTTTTCTTCACGCCTTGGGATTTCCACCTCTTGCAGATGCTTCATTATCCTCTTGGCTTCTATCTCTGCGTCGCGCTCGTTTGTTTTTTTAGTGCTTCTTTGAAACTGATATTTTGTCCCGAACTTAATGTGGGCTGTGTAGAATTTGTCTTGGATTTTTTCCCCTTGCTTGTTCTTCCTCTCCTTCCTGTAGACCCTGAAATATGGCATTTTGTTTTCTCTTTTATGAATTTGTCCAGTTGAACTTTTGAATATCTTCTAGACGATAGGATTTGAACATATGGGATATTAAGTTTTCTAAATGTGTTTTCGCAAACACCCAAATAACTCATCGCCTCTTTTTTTAAAAGAAGCACTGGCTCTAGTTCTGTCTGTGCCATTCCTTTATTCCTCCTCTAATTTTTATCTCTGAGCCAAAAGGCTGTTAAAGCGCAATAGAAACTAGCTGTTGCAACTCCTACCCAATGACCAGCTGTTTGACCTAAGATTTCAAAAGAAAGAAAAGGCGCGCAAAATATCGAAGCTAAAATTGTCATTAGCAATGTTGTAAATATTGAATCTCGACGTGATGTCATTCTCTTTCCTTCTCTCTAATGCGTGTCTTTTAAGGAGTCGCTCTTATCACCTCCACGCCGCCTAATTGGGGTTAGTCTTCTGAAATAATTTTCATAATCTTGTTTAATTTGATGCGGTTGCCATTGCTTAGCCTCAAGTACTCTCTGTAAAAAGCTCTGTCTGTTGCGGTCTCCAAGGCTTCTTCACCTAAAAGATGCTCGACTGTCACGCATAAAGCTGCTGCAATATGGCTCAGTTTTTTAATACTTGGGCTAACGTTATTGTCGTTCTCTATTTCCCAAAGAAAGGACTTAGAGCATTTAGCTCTGTCTGCTAGCTTATCAAGCGACCACCCTAGCTGCTGTCTGTTCTTTTTTATCCGCTCCCCAATCATCTTCTTTCCTTTATTATATCCGGTATTTTCAGCGACCATTCCTTATCTAATGGCCAGTAATAATTGCAATCTTCACCGACTTTATCCAAACCCAGCCAATATGGTTGACGGTAGTATGAGGGCTCAGTTCCGCTATCCCCATGGCGATAACAATTTTTAGAGAGTGGGCATTTTTCTTTGCACATGGTTATATCTGGCATTCTCTTTCCTTCTCTAATCTCATTTAAAGCGGGCAGGTTGCGAGCCTGCTATGCGCACTGTACGCCTATAGGGCCGGTTTTCGCGCGTGTCACGTCCTGCGTGTCTATTAAGGTGTCGCTCTTATCACCTCCACGCCGCC